TGGCTGAATTACAATTTGGCCATCGCACCACTTGCCTCGGTCCTTAAGGAACTGAGGCAAACAATGGAGAATGCCGAAGACATGTTCAAGCAGTATGAACGTGACGCCGGCAAACTGGTACGGAGGAGGTTTGAGCCCCCGGCTGACGTAGTTAGTTCCCAGACTTCGTCTGGTGGCTGGACCCCGGTAGGAAACTATCGGGAGCTAGCTAGCTACTACGCTGGCCTTTCGGGCTCGTGGACCTGTGCCGTTGAACACACGACTCGTCGTTGGTTCAGCGGAGCGTTTTCATACGCTCCACCCCCCACGGGGTGGCGCAGGACTCTCAGTGAGTGGGACCGGGTGTACGGCGTACGCCCTGGTCTCGATACTCTCTGGGAGCTTCTACCCCTGTCATTCGTCCTCGACTATTTCGGCAATCTGGGAACGGCCATTCAAAACCTGAATGCGTTCTCAAATGACGGAATGGTCATGTTCTACGGCTACGTGATGGAGACCAACAAGTTTCATTGGTCTTATTCGGGAGACATCGTTACAACGACACCTTCCGATTCCCATTACATGACCTTCGACGTAAAACTCGAAGTTCGACGTAGACGTAGGGCGACTCCTTTCGGCTTCGGCCTCACACCTGAGAGTTTGACTCCCAGGCAGTGGTCGATTCTCGCGGCGCTAGGTATAGAATTCCTACGCTGAGCACCACGCCGGTTATTAACCGGTGTCCACCATGGTAACGACCGTTACCATCAGCCAGAAAGTCACATGTCATGTTCTCTGAGCCCCAGTCCGTCACTGTCAACGCGGTTGCGAAGACGCTTCCGCGTGTCAGTCTTGGGAACTACGACGGCGCTTTTGAAAGCGACGCCGATGGCCTCAAGCTGCGCGTTTCCCATCAGTTTGGGAAGCGCACACGCAGGACGGTCCGTCTTGACTCCAAGGACATCGCGGCGGATCCGTACCTCGATGGTACGAACCGCCCGGTGTCCATGTCCACCTATCTTGTCATCGACGTGCCCCCTGTGGGGTACACGACGACTGAGATCTCGCACATCGTGCAGGGTCTCATCGATTGGCTGGACACGCCCGCGAACCTCGCCAAGGTTCTTGGGTCGGAGTCGTAGGGGATTGCCGGCTTGACCTCCGGCGAGAACACGACTAGGACTTCCAGACCTCTTTAGGAGGACGGAATGAAAAGCCGAAGTGAGATCTGGCTTTGTGCGCTTGAAGAACTCAGCGCACAATGCTCGGTCAGCACCCAGCGCGACGCGGAAACGCTCGCGAAGCGCGTTGCAAGAGAAGGTGACTCGTTTTTCACGGTCACCCTTCCGAAGTATGGCAAGGACTTTGAACTTGCCCTCGCCATGCGACGGATCCCTCGCGACCTCTTCAAAGGGTTCGCCCGTTCGAAGCTGAACATCGATTTCATCGATGAACAGTACGGATGGTGCGTTTCCTCTACGAAGATGGCCGGTGGAACCCCCAAGTTTCTGGGTGGTTTCATGGATCTCTTGTTCAACACGACGATCGAGACGAACTACGATGAGTTCGAGTTTGTTTCAAACAACTCGACCATGTCTGCGGTCACCCTCGTGCCTCAGTTGAGAGCTTTCGCTCCCGACGAGGTCATTCGGGCTGCAGATGTCGTGGCAGCCATCAGGCAGCTCTGCCTGATGTTCGCCAAGGAGAAGGCTTCGGCCCCTCCGAAGGCGATTGAGCGCGCGTACGACCAGTTCGTCCAGACCGATGAGGAACTCGATAGCCCTTTAGGGATCGTCGAGGAGATCTCCTTTTCGAAGGAGGACTCCTCGACCAAGTCCGAAGGACTGTCCGAGTCGTGTTCGGAGAAGCACTCTCCCAAGTAGATCTCGCGATCTACGAGGGAGACCTCTCTCCTCGACACGGACCCGGTGCCACCCAAGATCGCCTTCGTGGCAATCAGAAGTGGACTTTGCCGACCTGGCACGAGCGTCTCGAGACGCTATTTCCTTACTTGGAAATGGCGCTCCCGAACGCTCGTTACTGGTTCAGCATTGACCGGGTCGAGTTCCTAGCACCTGAGGACGAACCACCAGTTCGACTGGTGGACGTCCCCAAGACGCAGACGACCCCTCGGTTGATTGCGATTGAGCCTACCTGCATGCAGTACGTGCAGCAGGCGATTTCCATTCCTCTGAGAACTGCTCTCGAAGACTCACAAAGTCTTTCGAGGCACTTCATTGGGTTCGAGGAGCAGTGGCCTAACCAGGCCATGGCTCAGATCGGATCCGAAGATGGGTCACTTGCGACGCTCGACTTGAGCGAAGCTAGTGACCGGGTCGCCAGCTGGCTGGTCGAAGACCTGTTCGCCGATTTTCCTTGGTTCCTTGAAGGGACCATGGCGTGTAGGTCCGAGACTGCCCAGCTACCTTCAGGAGACGTGATCCGTCTCAAGAAGTTTGCGTCCATGGGCTCTGCAATGACGTTCCCGATTGAAGCGATGGTGTTCACCGCCATTGCTTTAACCGCATGCGTTCTAGCAGACGGTCTACCCAATGGTCGAGTAGCCTCTTACAAGAGGTTCATCGACCAGGTGCGAGTCTACGGGGATGATATCATCGTCCCCACGGACAAGGCCGAGTCCGTGATCGATCTCCTGGAAACGTTCGGTTTCCTGGTGAATCGCAACAAGTCTTTCTGGACTGGTGAGTTCAGAGAGTCTTGCGGCAAGGAGTACTGGAACGGACATGACGTATCCATCGTCAGGTTCCGAAGGTCACTCCCTGCGTCACGGCGCGACGTGGATGAGATTGTCTCCGCAGTCAGCACCCGGAACCAGCTGGCGAAAGCCGGTTTGGTGAAGACTGCTGCGCTTCTGGACGACGTTCTGGTTAGTATCTTGCGATACTTCCCTTATGTCGCCGAGACAAGCCCCATCCTGGGCAGGCACCACCCGAACGGATTCTACCAAGTAGATTCGATCGGTGGTTCAACTCAATCCCCCCGAACGAGGGGTTGGGTCGTGAAGCCCAAGATTCCTATCAATGGAATTGACGGCGAGCATGCCCTGCTGAAATGTCTGGTCGAAACAATCGGCAATGCGAATGTCGATGACCAGCATCTCACACGGAGCGGACGCCCACGAGTCGTCGGTATGCAACTCGTGC